AGCAGAACGTGCAAAAGCGGAGGCAGAAAGGGTTGCTGAATTAACAGCACGAGGAGGGCCGCGAACCAGTCCTTTTCTTTCACCGCCTAAGGAAATGGCAATAGTGCCGTCATCAGTACCCGTTGCTGGCGGTGGTGCGGAAGACCCTAATGGTGTTAGCGCTCCTCGTCTTGCTGCTGCTCCTCCCCCTGCTCCTCCCCCTGCTCCTCCCCCTGCTGCGCGTCCAACCGCTGCGCGTCCAACCGCTGCTCGTCCAACCGCTGGTGCTCCTGCTGGCGCTCCCCCTGCTGCTAGTTCTGCTGTTGGCCCTACTAACGTTCTTGCCGGTGCAGGTTTGGCATCGTTGGCATCTCAATACGACAATATAAACACAGCAGGAATGTCACCAGCACAAATACTTGCATCTAGAGCAGAGTTTGAAATTGGGATTAAGGCTATTGATCCTGTAGCAAAAGAACGCGCGGCTTTAAACACTAAATCAAAAAGGTTTTCTCAAGAGGCTCTTGATGAGTTTGAAAAAGAAACAAAAGACCGACCTGACCCATATGCCAAACGAGAAGAACGTGCAAACAAACAGGAAGCCAGCATTGCAGAGTCAGCAGAAAGAAATCCATACCTGTCGTTAATGGAAGCTGGGTTTGCCATGATGTCTGGAACTTCTCAATATGCGTTTGAAAATATTGGCAAGGGCGCTCTGGTAGGAACAAAAGCCTACAAAGATGGTATAGATAAGATTGAAAAAGCCAAAGAAAAACTAGGTGAAACTAGAGACAAGATAGAAGACTATCGAATTAACCGTGATGATTTAACGGCTAAAGAACGCCGCGCTTTTAAAACTGACATAAGAAACACTGAGTTGGAAGGCGATAAAAACCTAATAGCAGGCTTGGCACTAGCTTTTAACCGAAAAGATGCAGAAGTAGCAGCCGCCATGAAAGCGTTCCAAGACTCGCAGAACAATGCAGTAACTCGCCGAGCACAAGTAGACACTGCAAAAATTAACGAGCTTGGGGCTGGGCAAAGAACTGTGTACTCCACTGACGCACAGGAAAGAATGTCTAACGCAGACCGATCTGCACGAGTAGGCGAAGCAGCAGCAAATCGTGCACTGCAATTAGAAATAGCCAAGCTGCCCGGAGGGCCAGAAAGACTCTATTCTATATTAGGTGATGGGGATGTTAAAAAAGGGTTTACATATTGGTCAGAAAAAAATGCGGAAAGCAAAGGAGACGAAGCTATAGCGCTGGCTCTTGCTAAAGACCCAATGCTACTGGAGGGGTTAAAAACTTCAAATCCAGCAGCATATGCGGCGTTTATGGCCCGGATGTCTGGCAATGGAGGTTTTACTGTACGGGGCAGTAGCCCCACAAAATAAATAACAACCATGCGTATATACAACGTAGACGGCCCTGACGGGCGCACCTATTCCATTGAGGGGCCAGACGACGCTTCGGATGCCCAAGTTATCCGGGCGTTGAAAATGCATTTAGCAAGTATTGCACCTGTAGAAGGCCCCAAACCTGAAACGGGGCTGTTGGCCGATGTTAAATCCAGTGCAAGAAACCTGCTGAATATTGGGCGTACGGGTCTGGGCGCTCTCACAGGGGACACAACTGCCGCCGCAATGGAAGGGGCCAAACGCCAAGAGGAAGCAGCAAAAGCATACACACCCGGGTTTCAGCCCCAGAAAATCGTAGACAAGTTCAACAGTGGTGAGTACCTTGGTGCTGCTGGTGAAGCTATTAGTCAAGTGCCGTCTGCCATTGCTGGACTACTACCGTCCGTTGGGCAAGAAATAGGATCGGCGGCACTTGGTAGGTTGGCTGGTGGGGCGGCTGGGGCTTTGGTTCCTTTACCCGGTGCAGCAGCAGTGGGTTCGCAAATCGGCCAATATGCGGTTCCTCTCATTGTCAATGCCATTCAAGCACTGGGAAGCCAAGCACAGGAAAAGGTACAGACCCAAATAGAAGCCGGGGAGAAACCAGATGTCAACGCGCTAGAGCTTGCGCCCTATGCAGCCGCCAATGCCGCAGCCAATCTAGTCGGTACGAAGATTGCAATGCCGGGTATCTTTAAGAAGGCCATTGGTCAGAGAGTGGCAGAGGAATCGGGCGATGCGGCCCGTGCAGCGTTGATGGCTGAAGCCACTAAGACTGCTGGTCGCGGCACTATGGCGACTATTGGCTACGGTACGGGGCGGTTTGCCATTGGTGAATTACCCACTGAGATTTTCCAAGATGTCATAGACCGGGCCGCTGTTGGCAAGCCCCTTGCAGACGACGAAGCCATTACGCAGTACCGCAACACAGCGCTAAACATGGCGCTAGCCTCTCCGCTTGGAGGCGGTTTTGCTTTAAAAGAACGCAGCAATGCCCGAGATGTAACTGCTCAACAAAAAATACAAACAGATGCAGAAGCCAACCTAGCCCAGAAAGCCCAGCAGGACGCTGCCGCTGCCCAACTGGAAGCCAGCAAACAAACCCCTGAGTATGCCAAACAAGCAGAGCAAGCATACTTTGCAGCCGAAAAGAATAAAACTGACTTGCTTGCTCAAATAATCAAGGGCACTAAAGATAAACCCTTGACGGAAGTAGACAAGCAAGCAAACACAGAAACCGCAAAGAAACTAAAAGAAAACGCTGTAGTACTTACAGAGGCAGCTAAAGAATACCGCCGGGTCAAGCCAATCTTAGACGCTGCGGAAACCGACCGGATGCAAGCAGTAGAAACTGCGGCTCAAACTGATGTCGCGCAGGATGCCCAGAAACAACCATACTTTGAATCTCCGCAAGCAACGCTGCCCGGGATGGACGCCGTAGAACAACCTCCAACACCCGCGCCCGATGTAGATACACAAGCGCAGATTACAGACTTTGCAACAAAGCAGCAAGAAGTCAGACGGCTTTTGGAATACAACCAGACCGCTGCATCGGATGCGGCTAGTGATGCGGACACGGCAGCAATCAAACAACTCAGCGGTGAGCGCAAGAAACTACAGACGGAGTTGGATTACGTCACCAACAAACTATCGGATTTAGGCGGCGTTCAGTCCCCGGAGAATGTTGTTGCACAGACACAGCAGAAGCTAGATACGGCTAAAAAAAGACTTAAAGCTATGGCTGGGGAAGGTTTTGACCCGGTTAAAGCAGACCGGCTTGTTGCACAGATTGATGCGCTTGAAGAAGAAATCAAATCGTATGGGATTCCCAAAAACACACCGATTGTTCAGCGTTCTCTTACAGAGCCCGGTTACATAGAGGGGCTGCGTACGCAGCAACGGGCCATAGACAAAGACGAAGCGGACGCTGCTACGAGTCTTTTAGCAGGTCAGAAAACAACAGTTTCAAAAGACCCATTGGCACTACTTCAACAGTCCAATGAAGACCTTGCCAATGCAAACATTGCCACCACTGCGGCTGAACGAGAGGCGCAGAAACCGTTTCGTTCTGCGGAACGGGGAACTTTGGCGGAAGCCAATATTCTACGAGCAAGCAACACGGGGGTGTCTCAAGAAGCCTTGCCCGAGACAGAAACGCTAGAAGACATCCCGGCAATAGACCAGCTTGTTGCAACACTGCCCAAAGCCGCCACCGTAACTCCCGGACAAATACAGCAAGGGTTGGGTGTTTCCCCTCGGCGCATGCTCAACGATTTGCAAGCTAAATTTCAAATAGCGCGGCTTACAGGAAATAAGGAAGCCCAAACAGCGCTTATAGCCGACCTACAAGACGCCCGTAAACAAGACACGGCGGCGCGGGGTGCAATTACCACGGGATTGCAGTCTGCATTGGGGTTTGGCACGTTAGCGGAAGGGCGTGCAACGGAAGCAAATGCAGAGATGCATGCCGACAAGCAAAATAAAGTGCTGTTGGATGTAGTAAAAATACTGAACACGCTTCGGTTTAATCGAATTCCGGGCACGTTAACTCTAGACCCTGCAAAAGGAATCAAAACGCAATTTGACAAAGCCAAAGAAGCCTATGCGGCAGCACATGCGGCAGAAATAAACGAAAGACGCAAAGCGTTTGGCATCCCAGAAATGGCGACATGGGAAGCCGCAGATGCCCGTGCGCGTGTTATGGAGGGTTTCAACGAACTGCAAGATCGTTGGAATGTGTTTGAGTCTCGGCATGCGGCAGCACTTGCTATTCAAGAGCAGATGCGAAACAACATAACGGACAACTTGCAAAAAGCCGCTGCCCGTTTGTTATCGAAGCAAACCTCAGAGTTACAGGAAAAAATAACTAAGCCTGCCACGCACTACTATGAGGATGCACAAGGGCGTAAAACTCCTTTGCCGCCAGCGCCATTAGAAGGAAAACGAATTGCTGCGCCAGCTACGTTGGAATTAAAAGGCACGCCCTATCGTGCAAGCAATGAAAAACAAGATGCCCTCAATCTGATTGAGGCAGTACTCAGCACAGTTAAAACCAGAACTCGTGCAGTACCAACAGCCGAGAAGGCAGCCCCGGAAAAAGTAGGCAGTCTGCAAGATATTGCCCAACTGTTTGCCGCAGAAAAGGGCGGAGGTGTGTCGGCACGCACCGACCCTGCAACACAAGCGCTGCTAGAACAACTGGCCGAGGCGCTACCCAAAATAAGCGATCCAGACATAATTACTCTGGCACGGCAACAAGCGCAGCAGGTCTTAGAAGGTAACTTGCCCAGCCCCAATGCGGTTCTGGAACTGCAAGCCGCGATAAAGTTTCAGGAAAGAGAAGGCGCTAGTGGCACGCAGCCCGGAGCCACGCTGGCAGACTTGCAGCGCACCAGTGCCCAGCCCCAACTAGAACTGTTTGAAGAACCTGCTTTTGGCCGTGAGTTTTCTGGCTTCTTAAAAAACATGGGGGTGAGTGAGGCTGAATATGAAAAGTTGCCTGCCGCAAGTAAGAGCCCACTTAAGGATATGTTTAATGCGGCGTTCCGCACAACCCCTTTTCAAACGGTACGCAGCACACCAGAAACTTTCCGAGAGTTACTAGATTCAAAAAAAGTTGCGGCACTTAAAGACAAGATTAAAAAGACAAATGGCGCACTAAAAAAACAAACGCAAGATGTGCAGAACGCATTGAGCACGGCAATAACAAAACACAATCGAGCCTTAGAGAAAGCAAAAGCAGCTAAAGAAACAGTTGCTTTAGTTGGTGGGGAGCCTGTGTGGTTTGCCCCGGCAGTGCGGGAAGTTGTGGCTTTGGAGACAGAGTTGCAGCATGTCCCGAAGGACTTGGCCGAACTGCGTTCATTGCGAGAAGGCATCCTCACATTGCAGGGCGACCCCGCGGCTAAACAAATGTTTGTGCAGTTTGTGCAAGAAGCCGAGTTAGAAAACACACCCGCGCTAAGAGCCGCGCTTAATCAACTAAATTCTTCCGATCCGTTTGGTAAAGAGATTGCAGAGACAGAAGGGTACATTGCAAACGCTCAAAAAATGGTAGAAAAGGCGCGTGCTAAATTTAACGACTTGCTGCTTATAGAGAATGCGTCCGCAGGAACTTTGACCAAGATAGCCAGACAAGACGCACGCGCAGCAACCGAAGAAGCAGAAAAAGCAAAAGCAGAATTGGAAAAAGCCCGTCAAGAAGTTGCGGATGCAACTGCAAAACCGGACGAGGCAGCATCCGAACAAACAAAGCCATATACTGAAAGCATCCAAGCTGGACGAGAGGGGCTTGATCTCCCCGGCGTGCGTGTTACGGAAGATGCGTCTGCGTTGCAAGACAAAATAAAAGGTTTACGCAGCAAAGTAGGTTCTGCTTTAGCCGCATTAGATAAGGAAAAAGACCCTGTTAAAAAAATAGAGTTACAGAAAAAACTAGACGTTGCTCAAGCAGAGTTGGCTGGCGTGTACATAAAAACACCTCGGCTTGTTACAGAAATTGACCCCGAAGAAAAAGCCGATTTTGTTAAACTATTTTTAGACGCAGCAGAAAGGGCTGAACGCAAACAAACCGCAGAAGGGGGAGTTGCGCCAAGGCTACCTGCTACGCAAAAAGGAGCCGTGGCATACGGCAAAAACAACCAAGTTACGCAAACAGGAACCCCATCTGCAACGGCTCAAATGGGTTCGACGGGGGTTGCTTCTATTGAGGCGCTAACAGCCAAAAAAGCCGAGCTTGTTGAAGTGCAACGGCAGCAAACGTATTTACGCACAAATAACAAAGACAAGGTTAAGGGGCGTCTTACTGAAACAATGCAGAGGCTTAATATACAAGAAGTAAAACTGCAAAAAGAAATAATAGAACTTAACAAAACCCTAGCGGCTGTTAAAAGAGAAAAAGGTGATACGGCAGGTGAAATTGGCCGGTATCAAGGAACTGGTTCTATGGTAAAAGAGGTAAACATTTCTTTATCTCGTGGCAAACCAACTAACGCAACTACTGTAGAAAGTGTTACAGCCGAGCTTGCTGAAGCTGGCATCGTAGTACCAAAACAAAAAACTAACAAGCCTGCGCCACCTGCAAAATTAACGGTGTTTCAATCCGTTGCAGATTTTATAGAACTTTACCCCACGGCTGAAGGTAGAGTGCCACGGAATGTCAAAGGGCTTGTGTACAAAGGCAGCGCCTTTTTGTTTGCAGACAACATCGGTAAAGGTGAAGCGCTGGGGGTTACGCTGCACGAGGTCGGGGCGCACATTGGGTTCCGAAATTTTTTCAACAAAGCGCAATACACCGCTATTGCCGTTACGGTTAAAAACTGGGCAAAACGTAACGATGGTTCTGTTGAGTCCAAGATTGGTAAAGCTGCGCTTGCGCGTGTGGAAGCCGCTGAAACTACTGCCGATCAAGTAGACGACGAGATCATTGCTTACGCAGTTGAAGAGGCCATCAAGGCAGGTATTCAACCCGCAGGCGTTGTTAATCGAACCGCCGCGCACAACTGGCTAAAAATGGTTGTTGACGCATTCAAAAAAGCGTTGGCGGCTTTTGGTATAAACCCGTCCGGCCTCAAAGCAGGCGACCTAGTTAACTTTGCCTACGGCTGCGCTCAGTTGGAACTACGGGGCACATGGCACGGCTCTGATGCCACGTTTACGGCGTTTGATACAGTATTTGCTGGGGAGGGCGAGGGAGCTTTTGATCGTCGTTTTAAACGCGAAGAGTCGCTTGGTGTCGGGCCTTACGTAACCCCAGATAAAGATTACGCTGAGTATTACCAAGCCGCAGTTACTGCTGGTAAAGCATCTAATGCTACCGGCTATGGTGGCATGTCATACCAACAGTTCCGTGACTTGGACGACAAGTTTAACCGCATAACAACAGATGTTAATGAAGGATTAAGCTTTGAAGATATACGCACACTATATGAATCAAATCTTTTGACGCGCTATTTAAATGGTGTGTTAAACGGGGATGCAATAGACCCAGAAAAAAACAAAGCGGCTATTGAGTATATTGCGGATAAAAAAGATGAGTTTAAGAGTGATTTGGAAAAAATTAAAAATCGTCTAAAAGCGGCAAGGGTAGTTAAAACATCGCTTGACGGCAAACATACTAAGCTAACTAACGGTTCAGCAATACCCGCGCTAGAAGAAGCTTTGGTGGACACACAAGCAGACTTAGACGCCGTAAACACCCTTGACGTTTCAAAAATAAAAGGCTTAAAAGAACGCCCCAAACAAGGCAACTTATATCGCACACTGGATGACGTTCCCAATGCGCGGGTGTACCAAGTCAATTCTAATTTTACAGTTGGTGATAGGCCAAAACTTGACGCGCTGCTTGAACAGTATGGGGACGAGTACGCTAAACGGTTTGCCGAAGAAGATGGCAACTACCCCGCCAACCTACTGCTTTATAAAATGCGAGACGCTCTGGGCGTTGACAAAGCAATGCGAGTTCTAAAAGCGGCAGGCATAGATGCCATTGAGCAAAATAATGATGGTGGCAAATATGTTGAGCGTGCTTTTATTGACGTTAAGCCGGAAATACTAGGCATTAATTTGCAGCCTATCGGCCGAGCTAAAGGCCCGTTGTTTTCTCGGTCAGTGTTTATTGGTAGCAGCCCTGATGCGCTGACAACTTTCCGGGGTAACTTCTTAGGTTTGGCTGGACGGGTGCAGTACGTAGACGCTAAGGCGGCGAGGGAAGCAGCCTTTGCTGCTGCTGAAAAAGCAGGCAAGCTGACCAACAACGAACTGTTCCAAGCCAACTACTTCATGCGGATGGCCGACAAGGTTTCGCAGGCCGTAGGGCAGTTCCTGTCGTACGGGCCTATCAGCATAGTACGCGATCCAAAAACGGGTGAGTATGGTTACGGACGCAAAGCAGGCGCTACTATGGTGCGTGTCGCGGAGCATGTTGAAAAGTCTGGGGTTGAAGATGGCGAGATGATGCTTACCCGGATTGTGGCGGGGCAGCGTGCTGACGCTGTACCCAATGGGTGGGAGCGGTTGGCTGGCAAGAAAGCTGCGGAGGCCAAAGCTGAGTATGAAAACGCCGTTGCGTATCTTAAAACAAACCCCACGGCCAAAAAGTACATGGATGCGGCCCTGCTGGAGTACAAGCAGTTCAACAGCGGCCTGCTAGATTTTGCGGAACAGCACGACCTACTCAGTGCAGAAGAAGTTGCCCGACTGAAGAAGACGCCGTTTGTGCCGTTCTATCGGGTTGAGGACGGGGTTGTCAAGCTGTACTCGGATTCCGAAAGCGCTATCCGCATAGGTGACATCTCAAACGACCCGGAACTCGTCCGCATGCTAGGGTCTGAGCAAACGATCCTGCCTATTTTTACAAGCTCTGTGCAGAACACCTACATGCTCACGCGCCTGTCGATGCACAACAAAGAGTCGCTGGAGTCAAGCAACGCGCTGTTTAAAGCAGGGTTTGTTTCTAAGATGGGTAAGGGGCAGGGGCTTGCATCTAAAGACACGGTGCACTACCGTCTAAAGGGTGAGCCGCATTTTGCAACGATTGACTCAGATACCTTTGGCATACCTGCGGAACTAATTGTTGCAGGGATGTCGGGGATTAAAACCACCATCCCGATTCTTGTTCGTGCGTTGGGTTACCCGGCAGATTTGGTGCGTAAGTTTGTTACCCGCGCTCCTGTGTATCCGTTTCGGCAGCTTGTCCGTGACCCCATAAACGCTGCCATACTGTCTGGAGTGGATGGTGTTCCCGTACTCAATGCCTTGAAAGAACTCGGCAAAATGCGGATGGGCACGAGCACCGCCGAGGAAGCGCTCAGTGGTGGGTTGGTGGTTAGCAGCAACGTGTTCAGCGGCAATGAACGGGACATGCAGCAGTTCATTGAGAGCATTGCCACCGGCAAGAACTGGTGGAAGAAAACAATGGGGGCGCTAGATACGTTTGCCTTGCAGACGGACGCCGCTACCCGCGCCACGGTCTACCAAGACGGGTTAAAAAAAGGGTTGTCGGAATTCCGGGCGCAACTTCACGCCGCCGAGTCTCAGAACTTTGGTCGGCACGGCTTGTCGCCCAGCATGCACATGCTGAGTACGCTGGTTCCGTTTTTTAATTCCCAAGTGCAGGGCTTGGACTTGCTGTACCGTGCGCTGAAGGGCAAGCTGCCGTTCTCTGAACAACTGGAGTTGAAGCGCAAGCTGTACGCACGGGGGGCGATGCTGACTGTTGGCGTTATGGCGTACGCTCTTATGATGCAGGACGATGAGGCGTACAAGAAAGCCACTCCTGCGGAACGCTACGGCAACTTGTTTATGCCATTGCCGGGGCTTAAAGAACCGCTCAAGATACCTATTCCATACGAGGTGGGGCTAGGCTTTGTTGCACTGCCACAAATGTTAATTGACGTTGCTGCCCGAGATGTCAAAGCGCGGGAGGCACTTAAAGGTATAGGTAGTGTGCTGGCGCAATCGGTTCCGGGCGTAGTCCCAGCAGCCGCCAAGCCTGTGCTAGAGGCGTTTTACGGAAGCACTACCGTTGGCCCGATTGAGTCGGAACGGGAGAAGAAGATACAAGCCGAGTACCGGTTTAAAGACACGACACCTGAAGCGCTACGCATAGCTGGGTCAGTAACCGGGATGGCGGGTGTGTCGCCCATCATGCTGACGCACCTCGTGCGTGGGTACACGGGCGGCTTGGGTGTGGCGCTGCTGCAAGTTTTTGACCCGTTGTTAGGGGCTAGTGGCACAGGAGAGAAAGCCTCTGTGCCTTTAAACAAACAGCCCTTGATCGGGGGCTTGTTTCAGTCGGCTGAAGGGCGTGGGTTTATTGATGCGGCCTATGACCACATGGAGCGCGTCCAGCAAGCACGGCAGACCTATGTGAGCATGGTGGAACGTGGGCAGCGTGCGGAAGCTGCGGCGTTTGCACAGCGCTACGCTAACGAACTGGCCGCTGCCGCTGTGTCTGGGCAGACGTTCAAACGCTTGGGCGATCTGTACTCAATGGAGCGCAAGATACGGGCGCACCCTACGATGACCACGGCGCAGAAGGACAATATGCTGGATAAGCTCAAGGTGGAACAGAACCGGATTGCGGTAAGTTTCGAACGGCTAACCGATAGAACCACACGCCCGTAAACCCTTTGCGGATGCCCGTAACACCACGGGCATCCAGCATGCGGAGGGAGAGCGCTTTCTTTAGCCCCTCCTCCCTTACGGCTTCAATATCAAGGCACGGGATGAAGAACCCCTGCCCCCGTTCAATCAGCCGCCACGGATAGCGAATCACCAATGGCATCATCGACCTCCCCTATTCGGCGGCTAATCTTCATCACGTTAACCCGCATCTGTGGCCCCTTGGTGCGTGCCATCATGTCCTTCTTTATAAACTCCACCCGGCACATGCCCGACAACTGTCGTTTGAATTCGGCATAACCAAAGCTCATGGATGAGCAGTACGCCTTGAGCAGTTGCTCTTCAATGAAGTAGTCGATGTACCCCTCAGTGATGCCGTGTTCAATGCGCCCTGCCACGTTAGAGCGGGTGAGTTCGCGCCAGTTGATCTTCTGGTCGTCCTCTAATCCAAGCGTTGCCATGTAACCCCCGACCACCTCGTGGATCACGATGAAGTTGCCGTATGACTCGCGGGTGTAGGAGTTCAGCACATCCTCTGCGGTCTTTGCGCTGTGCTTCATGTTTGCCCTCATACCTTCTACAACGGTCTTGAGGTGGGCGATGATGTGGGCCATAGGCAAGTCGATGATGTTGGCGTGCTTGCTGCCCATGACAAGCCCAGCGGTCACCAGCGCACCAACACCCGCCATCCAGAAGCGCTCATCATTGGTGGCTTTGAATTCCACATACATGCGTCTGACGCTGCCAGACACCAGTTCCGGGAAGGCGTCAAAGTTTTTAGCCAAGTAGTCAGACAGTACGTAGCCAGCCACGCCGTAGTTCTCTTGCAGAGATTTGATGACCTCAATCTCATGCGGTTCCCATTTCAGTTTCTCGTTCTGCACAAACTCCAACAGCCGCCGTAGTTCTCCCTCAGAGGCATGCTTGCGTCCACCCGTCAGGTAGTCCACGGCGTTGGTGTTGGATGACATCAAGCAGGTTGTCATCCATGTGGACAGATTCAAGCGCTCCTTGTTCGCCCCGGACTCCATCCGCTCCTTGCCACGCCCCTCAGTCATATCCAACAGAAACGCTGGGAACCATTCGAAGTCTGCCCGGTTCTTGCTAGTGATCTCATCCGTGATGAGCGGCAGGCTGTTGAGCAGGCCCAGACGTTGCTGCATGGCAACCGGAGAAGTGCCTTTGCCTGTGCGGTAGTGGGTGGGATGGCCCCAGATAGATGCTGCGGCTTCTAGCGCCAGTGACTTGCCCGTGCCTGAGTCTGTGGAAGCGCAGTGGTACGTCAGCCCGTAGATGCCTGTGAAGCGCATGAAGGGGGCGCTGGCTCCTGCCAGCATGATGGCGAGGTGCGAGTACATCCTGCGGTTGATGAGCATCTGTATGAACTTGCGCCAGTTGTCCAGTGTGCCTTTGGGTTCGGTGTTGACCGTCAGGTTCTCCAGCCCCGGCATGGGCACACAGACAGGCGCTGCGTCCTTGGTAAAAATACGGCCAGCAAACACATACGAGTTGTCTGGTTGCCATCCGTAGCTGTCGGGTACTTTGACCGCTACCTTGGTGGTGCTGGATTGCTCTACGCAAGCGCGAACGTAATCCGCAAGGTTCTTGTCGTTGTTTGCTCCAAACGAGGAGATTATGTTTTGTTGAGCTAGTGCTTTCACAGTTTCATCCTTACTTACAATCGCCTTCATAGGCATGGTTACATCGGTAGCGGCTTCGGGACGAAGCGCCATTAAGTGCACCGTATGTTCAGCGTTGTGGTTGAGTATGTCCACCACAAACATGTCGTACGGCAAGATCATGATTTGCTTCTTTGACTTAACGCCATCGGCGTCTTCCACAATACGTTCACAAAAAACACCACCACGAGCGCCGTAGCTGTAGCCACGAGGCGGTTTGGGGCGGACTACTTTGATCGGCGCATCTTCCACAACGGTGCTGGCGGCTACCGTCTTAATCTCAATCTCACGCTCGGTGTTGTCCGTCATCACCTCACGCCCTAGTGCCAGTGGATTGGTAAGCCGCCCCCAATGCTCACACTGGGTGCAGACACCGGGGTTCTCGGAGTCGAACTTGCTGCATGGGTACGGGCCTTTGATCTGCCGCAGTTTCTCGTGCATGCGGTCATGGTCGTAGGGGTGCATGTTGCTCAACCATGTCGAGGCTTTGTCCCCGTCCACACATTTCTGGGTGAGCGATAACATGCCCCGCCACAATGGCTCCATGCCGTCCTCTGAAGCATGCAGTGCGTAGTGCGCCAACTGTCCGCAGCCTCTGCCGTTTTGTGTAGCCAGCCAGATTGTTTTGAACCGTGTTGCGCTGTTCTCAAAGAGTTTGATACTGGTTGGCGTCATTGCTGCTGTGGGGCGCACCCCTGCCAGCCCTAGCGTGCTGGTGGTTTTGGCCTCATAAACCGACCCCAGTAGCTGCCCCCGGATGACGCTGGCAAACTGAGCAAGGGTAAACACATCACCCTCCGCCACCAAGCGCACGGGGCGCGGCGTTGTGTACTTCGGTTTGAAGTTGGTGGTGTCAGGGATGCGTAGTACCCGTGCGGCATCGGCGGTCACCGTCATGTCGATGGTGAGTTGCTCCTGCTTGCAAAGACGCTTCAGGTTCTCTGCAATCGGTTTCCACGTTGTGATGTCAACGGCCTCCTTCAAGGGCCAGTAGCAGTGCAGCCCACCGCCAGAGTCAATAATCCACGGCACACCCAGTGTCCCCAGACCTGTCTTGGTCAGGAACCCATCAAGTGCCGTAGCCGCCGCCTTCTTGGATGTGTAATTATCCATGTCGATAAAGAACGCTTTTATCCAGCGTGCGTTATCGGCAGTGCGTCTGTCCTTGTTCCCTTTGATTTTTGCAACCGCAGGGTCATAAGATGCTAACGCAAAGTAGACGTTTTTGTTGTCCCCCACCCAGTTGGTTACGGTGGGATACATGTCCTCCAAATTTTGAACAAAGGTGTGCTCTCTTTTATTTGTGCTGAGTTCTGCCGCGCAATACAAGCCGTATTGTGGGGACGGTAAAACAACCGCTAGGAATTCAAGCGGGGTCATGTCTGTCCTTGTTTACAGTATTGCTTCTAGCTTGGCTTCTAACTCCTCATAGTCCATCAGCAACGATTCAAATCGTGTGATGAGTTCTGTTACCCATTCTGGGCTTAATCCCTTCGCTCCTTGCAGGTGGGCATACTTTGCCAGTTCTGCATCGGTCAGGGTTTGAGGTTGTATTCCTTGCATATTTTTCTCCATGCTTCATCTGCTGTGGATGAGGCTTGCATAATTTTTAAAAGCAGTTCCACGCGCCCACGATAGCCAACGAACACTTCAGTACCTGTGAACCAGTTATAGACTGTTTGACGGGTGACACCCAGTGCACGGGCTATCTTGGTAACGGGAAAATCGAGATGGACTGCCCACCGCCCTAGCTGGTTGCCCAGTGTTTTAGGGGTAGACGCCACGAGTCCGATAATTTTTTGTGAGTAGGCCATAGGTATTAAGTGTGGGGTACAAGTCAGGAAACGCAGTCGTGGATATGTACGTATCAATTAACGAGGAATCTACGAACCCCGACCCACGTAATGCGACCGCTGCTTGTACCCCAGCAACATATTACTCGTCGTCCCAATCAGCCACAATAGAAGACAGGCTTCCCTTTTTAGCCGGGACAGCCGTCACCTTGGTTGCGGTTTTACGCACCTCGGGTTCTGCTTCCTCCTCTGCTGCTGGAGCAGGTTTGGCCTTCTTTGCTTTTGGCGGTGGCGGCACAACCTCTTCATCCTCTTCCTCAACAACAACAACAACGGGGGGCTTGCTGGGAGCCTTGCCTGCCAGAGCCAACGGCTCAGCTTTAACGCCGTCTGCCGCCGCCACTGTAGATGCGATGGCACGCTTGGCATCAGGCGTAGCAGCCTGCTGCATGACGGTAGCATACTCGGCGTCTGTCAGCCAGCGCATGGGTTGGAAGAACAGCTTGGGGGCTTCTGCCTTGGTATCAAAGCGCATGCGGGTCACAACCGCCTCGGGGTTAACCGGGGGGTTCTGGTTCGCCAAGAACCGTGCGTAGGCTTGCAGGGGGCGCCTGTCGCCTTCATCCTTACCGAAGATGGACGTTGCTGGCAACGTGAGTTGCAGCACATCATCATCAATGGCATCCTCCAACACCACAGCCAGACGTTGCTGGTAGCGGCATGCACGGCTGTTGCCGTTGCCAGAGCCAGCAATGTTCTGGGGGCAACCCATGCAACTGTCGGACTGCTTGTTAGCCACACCCGCATCAGGCGTTTCGCCATCTGTGGAAGAACAGTCAGGGGGCGCAATCTTGTCGCTGTCGTACGCTGCTGCATAGAAAATGCGGCTGACCTTGGGGGCAGCCAGTACGATCACGATATCAAGGTGGCGCTCCTCAATGTTGGCGACCTCTTTGCCGCCAGCCATCAAACGAAACACACCACCCTTTGTGCTGACGCGCTTGATGTTGTTGCCTGCACCGCCCGACAGGGCTTTGGCAGTTTCGGAAAGCTGCCCTGCGCGAACGTGAGCGGGGGCAGTCTTAGAGTTAAAAAGCATAATTTCCATTGAGGTTCCTGTTAAGTTGGTTTGCGTACGCTTACGTCATACTCAGACGATGAGTTGAGTCCCGGAGGTACGAGTCCGGGGTTTTCTGTCAAGAATTGCGCCATGTTGCTCTGTGCGATCCGCTTCTCCAGCAAGTCAACGGCTTCGTTCTCGATGATGAATCGTTTGAACGAGTCCCAGTCCTGCGTGTTGTAGCGGGTCTTCACGGAGAGTATGACCGTGCCCTCTGCTGTTTTTACAGATGTGACGCCCAGCGCCTTCATCTGGTCTTTCATGGCGTTCTTCACGCCCTCCTGCTGCTCCTTGATGGCTTCGACTTGAGTGTCATACTCTTTCGTCAAGACCTCGATTGCGGAACGCATCTTACGGTAGATTTTGGCAAGCCGATCAAGCGGCAGCACCTCAATCACTTCTGTTTCCATTTGCTTCTCCATGTAGTTTTGTCAAGGGTTGGACAGTGTAGTAGTTTTTTTTACATTTGCAACCCCCTTCCTGTTTTAATTTCAATGTCGAACAGTTTGGTTAGTAAAGAGTGGTCACTCACTTTTTCTGCAAGGGCTTTAAACATGCGTCTTTCTATGGGCGATCCCTGAATGTGCACCACCGTAACTTTGTCTGAGTCCTGCCCCTTGCGGTCTGCTCTGGCGATGCACTGCGTGTACTGCTCCACAGACATCAGGGGGCCGTAGAACACCACCGTGTCCGCAGCGGTCAGTGTGATGCCGTGTGCGGACGCTGCCGGTTGCATCACCAACACCCTTGGTTCAGGCTCGTTTTGGAAGCGCCTGATGATGTCTCCCCGTTTGATCGGGGGTATGTCGCCGTGAATCATTTCCGTTGCTATGTGGCGCTTCAACAGGTGGGCATGTATCGCTGAGATGGTGCTACGAAACAAGGCAAAGATGATGACCTTGCGCTGTGTCTCTCCTAATATTTCCTCCAGCACAGCAAGGCGTGGGGAGGAGTCAAACTCCACCACTTCCTTTGTGTCTGTGTACGCAGCCCCACAACTGATCTGCAACAACTTGCTCACACCCGCAGCAGCGTTCACAGCTGTGATGGTTTCCCCTGCGGCTTGCACCAGCATCTGTTCCTTGAGCATCACGTAGTACTTGTTTTGCTGTGGGGTCAGCGGTACTTCGCGCACCATTGTGATGACAGGCGGTAGGTCAAGGCACTGTGCTTTGGTGAAGCGTATCGCCGGTTGCAGCGCAGCAAACACTGTCTCAGGCGCATCGGCTTTGGGAGCCCATTTGAACATCGTGATTTTGTTCATCACCTGATCCCGCCATGCTGTGTAGAACTTCGGCACACCGTTGGGGTTAACGAACTTGGCAAGCCCATACGCATCCACGGGAGACTGTGCAGCGGGTGTGCCCGTCATCATCCACAGGTACGTGTCAGGTGTGACAACTTTCTGCAACGACTTCCACCTTTTGGTGGTGGGCATCTTGTAGGCGTTGGCCTCATCCGCAATCACCAAGTCGAACCGCCCATCGTTACGCACTTCGTCCGCAATCAGGTTCAACCCATCGTAGTTGGTAATGACGAACTCGTAGTTCTGCTGCACCATCTCAATGCGCCGACTAGCTTGAGCATGGTGGGCGACTATGGCAGAACGATGGATGATGCTGCTAGTCATGTCTGACAACCACGCGCTGTGCATGATGGACAGGGGGCACAGTATCAGACACCTTCGCACCACACCCTGTGACATCAAATAGTCTGCGGCCCACAGTGCACTCAGGGTCTTGCCTGTACCCGGCTCACTGAAACAAAACGCCTTGCGGTTCATGGTTAGGAACCCCGCTGTCTCAATCTGGTGCGCCATCGGTATGTAACGTCCGGGCCAGTGATAGCGCTTGGTTATGGGCGAGGGTACATCTTTGACGCCTAAGTTTCTAAGCACCTTTGCTTCTTCTAGACCCCAGTAAACTGCTACAGATGCCGACCCATCTTCGTGCTGCTCAACAACCCGACTCTTGGGGATGATGCCGTATTTACCGGGGTCACGAGTTCGTAGTAGCAGCGCCTTGTTTTCTATGATTTCCATTGCTTCTCCGTGTTATTTGTTGTCGCTCTGATTTGCTTTGGGGCTACGCAGTCGGGTGTTGCCCGGTGTTGACTTGCCTCCCTTGCGTATCGGTGTGATGTGGTCGATGTCTTTCCCAGTTCGATCAATGCCCTTGGCATCGTAGGCTTGCCGGGCCTTCTGTCGTTCAAGAAAGTCTTTTGTCTCTCCGCTTTTCTTTTGCAAAACATATGCGTGTTTGTAGTCACGCTTGCCGTTGACTTGGGTCATAACTTTCTCCTAGTGCTTGGGGTTAAATTCACAACTCTTCACTGCACACCACCCGCATAGTGGCGTTTGTTTGGGGTTCCACACACCACTGTCAATGCATGCGGAAATGCGTGCTGAACGCTCACGATAGCGCTGCCACTCGTCTTTGGCTTCATCGACAGACATGTTGTGCTTAACCATGTCGTTCTTAACAACGAACAGCAACGCTGACTTCACCTGCCTGATGTGGGGGAAGTGGGCAAACACCAGCAGTGACATCAGCACAAGCTGCTCTCTGTCAGGGTATCTGTTGTTGCCCGTCTTGTAGTCCACCACCCACGCCGTTAGGTTCTCATCGTCAATGATGAGCAGGTCAGCTATGCCGCGCACCCACACATCTGGCGCATCCCACGCACAGGGGCGCAGCTTCTCTGTCAGCGCCATCTTGTGCTCTGTCAGCTTGCGCCCGGGCTTCTTGTCGAGCACATCCAGAACGTCCTTGACAAAGGTAAACCGGGATGGCAGCACCACCCCATCAGCAAGGTAGTCTTCTGCCGCTTTGTGCAAGTCCGTGCCGTATCGCGTTGCGTCTGTATCTTGAAACTTGTAGTTTTTAAGTACTTTGATTTCGTGATACCTACGGGCACACCCCTCAAAGTCTTTGAGGGATGAGTGGCTCCATACTACCTTGGTCATTTAGAACCTCGCTGAGTTGATTGCTTTGGTTAGACGGGCGGCAAACGCACTGACGAATGTCTCGTTGCGGTACAGCTTGCTGTCCATGTCATGCAATATGGCATGCACCATTTCGTGCCAGAACGTATCAGCAACTTCTTCCTGCTTGAAACTCTTGCCTGTCCTGCTGCTACGCAAGCCGACACGGATGTGCTGGCTTGGGGGGTAGTCGATGTCCCCCATGTGTCCTACTCTTGGCATCTGTTCGACTACTTCGATGGCGTACCATCGTCGGCCTATCTTGATTTTCTTTGGTATCTTCAATGTGATTACCCTTTGGCTAGTCCATACCTACGGTGTGCGCCGCCGTCAGCGTTCAGTGGAATCCCCGGCAGATACCGTGGCTCCATAGCCATTTGCTCCAAGACCCAAGTCTTAGCTTCTTCAACCTCCGCATCCGGTACAACGGCGATCAACTCATCGTGTACTGTGCTTTTGACGGGGTATCTCTTTGCTACGCGGAGCATCCCGTCTGTCATCACGCATCTTGCTACGCCTTGCGTGACGTTGTTCGTAATCTTGCCAGCGTATATCTTACTCGCATCTAGACCGTACGTCCACTGCAACTTTCCTTCCTCGTCTTTCCCCCGCCGCAAGTTGGGGTACAGCAAGCACATCCCACTGGGCAGTTTTATCTGTCCCTTGCTAAAGGTCAGGCACTTGTGCGTGTACTCCTTGCCGCTGTACAGGCTTCGGTGTATCAGTTCCCCGCACATGTTCCAGAATTTCACAACCGGCGCAGCGGTCTTGCGGTAGTTATCAATGATTGCTTTGGCTGCTACGCAGTGGATCAACAACTCTGGCTCGGTACAGGTGTGCGGTACTGCTCTCATTCTCTCCACGTTGTCATCCCACTCAACAAACGTAGTTACGGACTCCCTTGTCACCCCCAACTGTTTGGCAAACTCTTTGGTGTAGCGCACAGGTGGTGCGCCAAGGAACCCAACCAGCAGTTGTGCAGCAAAGCTGGCCCAACCCAACCCATACCCTGCACCCAACAGCGCTGACTTGGCTGACTGCCTCAAGTCAGGGTGGCTCTCTTTGGTCAAGCCGGGGATGTTGAACATCTGTGCACCGAAGGCAGCATACGGGTCACCCCCGGCGTTGAAGATGTGCAGCAGATCATCGTAGTCAGCCAGCCATGCCAGCACCCGGGGCTCAATCTGAGACAGGTCACCCACCACCAACTGGTGTCCCTCCGGGGCCATGATGGCTTTGCGTAGGAAGCTCCCCCGCTTGAGGTTCTGCATGTTGATGGCGCTCCCCCTTGCGGCTGTCCAGCGTCCCGTTGAGGCTCCGTAGTAGGACAGCGGCACAGGCAATGTGCCCCGTGTGCTGATCTCAAGGAAGCGTTGTGCCCGTGTGCGCTCGGATGTGGACTTCACCTTCAGCCTAGCCTCACACAGCAGCGCCACCTCTTCGTTGTCTCCGTTGAGCATGGCTTGGAACAGCGCGTCTGTCTTAGCCAGCGCCAAGGTCTGCTCACCTGTGGTCTTGCTCGTCTTGTATGGCGTGGGCACACCGAGTTCGTTCAGTATGAGGGCGAACTGCGGGTTGGATGCCAACTGAGACTCGGTAATCTTGAGCCGCAACAGCAGTGCCTCCCGCTGCTCCTTCTCATCCAGCAGTGCATCGGCCAGCATGTCCGGGTCAAGCACCAGCGTGGGGTCAGTGAACATCTTCAGCGTCATGTCGATGAGTCGTAGTTCCTTTGCAGGGTAGCCCTCCGCGAGTCTTTTGAATATTTGTTCGCAGAGATATACGTCGTGCTTACAATACTCAGCAAGTTCTCTTTCTGTCTCAGGCTCAAGGACGGCCAGTCCATCCGTAGAATATACGGCTGTCCCTTTGGGGGGAAGGCCAAAATCGCTTGCGAGCTTGGCGAGGGAATTGCCAACCTCCACGCCCCGTAAAGCTCGCGCCATTGACAGGGTGTCGAAGATGAAACAGGGGTGCACTCCGTATACCCATTCGAGTATGGCAATATCGAATTGAGCGTTATGAGCAAGGACTGCTGTTCGCGTCCAGTCATATGTTGATAGGATTCGATGAAGCTCGTCTCTTCCATACCATTGAATAACTCCGTCACTTCCATACTCATGTATGCATGCTCCGAATGCAAGGAATTTAGTATCACGTATGTACTCCTCGGTGGTCATCTTGGATAGGGTGTAGTCGGCCTTGTCCCATCGGGTTTCAAAGTCGATGGTCAGGATGGTGTCGTATGGTTGGCTCAATGTATATCCTTCGGTTGGTTGTTGCTGCCCAAGCTGTCGGCCAATATGCTTGCTGCATCTTTGCAAAGCGTATGCGCTTCTAGCTCTGTATTGTTCATTGACATGATTGAAAGTTTGCCGTTGCTGTAGGACAGCACCACGGCGCAGTTTGCTTCAGTGCCGTAGCATCGGGTTAGCACAAGTATGAGTTCTGCCAGATGTGCTTTCTCCTCCGTTGACAGCGTTTCAATACGCTCGTTCATCTCATTCTGCATGGCGTGCATGCGTTCAGTTTCTAAGTCCATGTAGTTGTCCTTTGTTTGATGTTTGTAATGATTCCCTGCAATGTGTGCAGGGAAGTCTCGTTGATAACCACAGCGCTACCTCCTGCCTTGTGGATGGCTACCAACTCCCTGTCTTGCAGGGCTGTTGTTTTTCCCTTACCCGCCTTGCACTCAATCGCAAGGAAGCACCCGTTGATGCAGCACACGATGTCGGGTATCCCTGCGCGTCCGTATCCGTTGGCTGCTGGCATGAAGTAGTACACCTCATGGGCGTCCAACAGCTTCTTGATTCCGTTTTTAACTCTTGCTTCAGGCGTCATGTGAAGTCCCTTTTATTAACATGCGGTACGCTTCAAAGATGGTTTTCTTATCCAGCGTCAACTGCTCAATCGTTTCTTGCTGCTGTAGCAGCTTGATGTAAACATCCCGCGCAAAATCGTCGAGCGTTGCCCTGTCCCAAGCACTGAATGTGGGTATGCCGTTCATAGTAATGCGTCTGGTAATTGTTTAAGTTTTTCCTTCTGCGCTAATCGGTACATCTGCTCCAGCAGCTTGGGGTCTACCCGCTTGAACGGGTCGTAGAAGTTTATCTCCTTGGATTTTTTCTTCCGTCTTGAAGATGTGGTTGTTGAAGCACTTGCGTTTTCTGATAACACTGTTGGTTTCCTTTCTTTGTCGTGAGTCTTCTACATCAGTTGGTGCATTACATATGGGGCATCTCATGTGTTTTTTTCAAACCATAGTTTTTCTCTAACTCCTTCAACGCCTCCATCTTCAGTAAGTTTAAACTTAACTGTTGGAAAGTTGCAACGGTTTTCTTTTACCATTTGGTTTTTGTATTTAAACGTGCAGTCTGTGCAGTAACCGCTACTACCGGGATTTGAAGCCCTAGCTGCTTTTTGCCAATCTCTCCATTGAACAACAGAATTAAAACATCTAGGGACTTTATAGGTATCTTCTCTATATTTAAATATAGGCTCATCTAAATTACCAACCTTGACTACCTCATCACCAACAACTTCGTAATTTAATTTTTGATGAGATGCTTCGCGTTTTGAGTTAAAGCCTGTCATGTGTTCTTCTCCTTGAGTTTGGCTTCAATATCTCGCGCAAAGTCATCCACCCATGCGCCATAAACAATTCGCCATTCAGCAGATAATAGTTTTAAATCCTCATCCGTCAGCCCTGCCCACGGCTTTTTGTAGTCTTGGATGTCATCATCTTCTAGCTCAAAGGTTGCCGCTGTTGTGTAGGATCGAAATACAGGTTGCGTTGGCACAGCTTGACTGCAGAACCTTGCATGTTCATTAGCTTCTTGCAATGGTTTAAACGGCCTGTTGCACAGGGTGCAGTAGTACGTTGCCAGATCGTTGTCGTCAAACACTCGCTTAATCATGTGTTCTTCTCCTTTACATGTACACCGCACTTGGTGCACTTGCCATCTTCAATGTCATGCGCCTTACCCTCATGGCACTCATGCGCCCCGAATAGGTTAGCTA